AGCATATGCAGGAACTATTCCCACATTCATGGAAGGCTTTGGTAGGATAATGAATATTCTTTTTGTAGATGTGCCAGTAGAACGAATAGAGTCAGTAGTAAGTGTGCTTAAGGAGTACCTATATAGTCATACAAGTAAGACACTTATTGATGAGGGCTATAGTAATTGTACTTATGTGTTAGTTGTTGAACGTGCTTTTGTTCAAATAAAGAATAAAGGGTATGATGGGCTTGTGGTTAAGTGGGTACCAGATGACTTATGACCCAGAGAATGATATGTGTCCTAACTGTGTGACACCTTGGAAATGTAATGGCCCTCACTTGACAGGAGAAGAAGATATGGATAAGTACAAGTTGGAATGGCGTGGACTAGAGGATGACCAGAAAGCCAGCATTGCTGTGGAACTACTCACAGAAATCTTGGAAGAGATTGACCAGTACCATAAGGTGTGGAATGAGTACCCTGAGTTTTGGAACAAGAAAGACTACAAGGCGATGGATCGTGTACGTGATACTCTCGTTGCTCACTATGGTATTCCATCTGGAGATTAAGGTAATTGGTTGAACACACACATAAAGACTGTCCCTTTGATGGGTGTAAAAGTTCTCAGTTTGCTTGGAACGACGAGAGGCACACAGGGTACTGCTTCGTTTGTACTGGTAGATACCCACCACCACGTATGAGAGGGCTAAAAGGTTGGGCAACAGAAAGGTATCCCGTGAAAGAACAAATTGATATTAAGTCTGTACCAACATCAGGGTTTACCTATGATGGTATCCGTGACATTGACCCAGACGTATGCAAACTGTATGGCATCCAGCTACAGCTTGGGCTTGATGGTGACCCAGTTCGTTATGCGTTCAAGCACACTGAGAACGTAAAGTATCGTGGGTTTGAGGAGAAGGTCTTCTGGACGAAGGAGAAGGGCAAGACTATGGATGATCTCTTTGGCCCAGAGTTTAATGCTGGTACGTCAAAGAAAATCTTCATCACCGAGGGAGAGTTTGATGCTGCATCATTGTATCAAATCCTAGGCAAGACCTACCCAGTGAAGTCCCTACCCAGTGCCAGCATTGGTGACAAGTTCGTTAAGAAGAACTACAAGTACCTATCCACCTTTCAGGATATCATCTATGCTGGTGAGCTTGATGATGCAGGGCGTAGGGCAGCAGAGCTTCTGTATGCAGCCTTCCCAAAGAACTTCTGGTATGTACCTATGACCCAGTACAAGGATGCCAATGAGTTCCTGATGGCAGGCGCAGGGGAAACCCTTAAGTGGGCAGCAGTCAAACCACAACGCTACACGCCAGACAACTTCTTCTGTTCTGATGAGGCAGTTGATAATGCTATCCGTAAGGAGAACCCATATAGCTATGTCCCAACAGGTCATGCTGGTATCGACGAGAAGTGCCGAGGGCTGGTCAAGGGTGGCCTGACATTTATCAAAGCACCCCGTGGTATGGGTAAGACAGAGGTTGTGCGCTTCTTCGAGATGGCTATGCTGGCTGATCCTGATGAGCGCATTGCCCTACTACACATGGAAGAGATGAAGTCCACAACGTATCGTGCTATGGCCACCTACGAGTTGGGTGTTAATGTACGTACAAAGGATGATGCTCGTGATAACGGGGTAAGTGAGGATGATGTCATCAAGGCTGCACAGAAGGCAACCAAGGCAGAGCGCACAATCATCTTCGAGATGCGGGTACACGATGATCCTATGAAGTTGCTAGAGTATGTACGCCTTGCTGCCTCTGTGTATGGCGCAGGCTATCTGTTCATTGACCATGTGCAACGTCTTGCTTATCTATCCAATGCTGGTGTAGATGGTGCAACCTCAACGCTTACCTCACTGGGCGCACAGATGGCACAGCTTGCTAAGGAGTTGAACATTGGTGTGATCTTCATCAGTCAGGTCAACGATGATGGTCGTACTAAGTATGCTGGTGCATTGGAAGAAGAAGCTATCATCTGTATAGAGATTGCCAGAGACGTTGAGAGTGAGGATGAAGTGGAACAGAATACTACTAACTTCAAGATTTCAAAGAACAGACCATTCGCTAAACTTGGGGATGCTGGTTCACTCTACTACGACACCGAGACAACAATCTTAAGGGAAGGGTTCTAAGATGGCACTGTATGAACTAACAAGTGGTAAAGACTTTGTAAAGTTGGGTGACGAAGTTTTCAGTAAGTATACAGAAGTCCCAAAGAATCCCTTCTCGTTCAATAAGTGGTTAAACCTTCATGCCAGCGATTACTCTGTGAAGTTCTATCGTGGTAATGATACTGTCCTACCACGGGTGTTGAACAAAGGGCTTCACGAGAACTTTGGTTCTAAGATAACACTACGTCTGAACGCTGCACTATACAACACGTTTATCAAGGCGAACTTCCCCCGTGAGACTTACTTTGCTATTAGTCGCAGTGGCAAACGCTGGAACACCTTCGCTCCACGCATGGTAAATCTTGCATTAGAGAACAAGCATCTGATTGACCAAGCAATTAAGGACAGAACGATCAACCTGATCCCACTAATGCTTGAGTTTGAGGAAGACCCACAGCAGCTACGTAAAAGGTTCGGTAAGGGTTTGTGGAAGCAACTAGCGCATACTTCAAAGACTAGGATGAAACACCTTGCACCACTACTAAAAGAAAGCACAGAACTTATCTCTATGAGAACAGGTATCTTACCCTTGGTATCCTCATATTATATGCACAGTAGGGAGATTAAGTGGTGTCTATTAACCGCAGCTAAGATTGCCCCACGCATCAAAGACTTTGATTCAACAGTTGATATAGTTAGAGATACTATGAGAATGGCTGAGAGGGCTGGGGTTGAGGTAAACCATGACTGGTCTTGGCGTAGGTGGAATGAAGAGCATGATCGTCTGTCATGGGATGTGGCACGTAAGGGTTACTCCGAGACAAAGTTTGCGGAAGATTGTGTCTTTACACAGGGTGGATATACCTTTACACTTCTGACTTCACAGGCTGATATTGCCGCAGAGGGTATGCAGATGAGACACTGTGTTGCATCCTATGCGTTCTGTGCTAGTAAGGGTACATATGCTGTGTTCAAGATTGAGGGTAAGGAGAGGGCAACCCTTGGACTTAATATTACCCCAACGCTTGAGGTAGTCAATCTGAAACCTAACAGGGTTCTTCACGCCTCACTACAACAATGCTATGGCCCACGTAACCAACCTATATCCAGTGAACTACACGACACACTACCAGATATTGTAAGGAAGTATGATGATCTTATTCGACACGGAAACAGATGGACTCCTTCGGCAAGCAACGAAAGTCCATGTGCTGTCGTGGACAACGAATGGGAAAGAGTTCGCGTCTACTTCTAGCTACGACGATATGCGTGACCTACTCACTGGTGCTGATAGTCTAATAGGCCATGATATCTGTCGCTTCGACGTTCCTGTACTAGAAAAAATCCTTGGTGTCACCATCAAGGCTAAACTCTATGACACACTGCCCATGTCTTGGGTAATCAACACTGATCGTATGATCCACGGGCTTGAGTCCTTTGGTGAAGACTTTGGTATCCCTAAGCCTGTGGTCACAGACTGGGTTGGCCTAAGCTATGAGGAGTACAAGCATCGTTGTGAAGAGGATGTGAAGATCAACTGGATGCTGTGGCAGAACTTGCTCAAGCGGTACAAGATGCTGTACGGTAAGGACACAGAGGCTATGGAGAAGTTCTTCCAGTACCTTACCTTCAAGATGCGTGTGGCACACAAGGCTAGTGCTGCTGGTTGGCGCATTGACAAGAAGCTTGTGACTGAATCTCTGGCTACGCTAGAGAAGCTACAGGTGGAGAAGGTCGAGGAACTACGCAGTGTTATGCCTGATGTGATCAAGTATACCACCAAGTCTAAGCCTGAGAAGATGACCATCAAGGATGGATCACACAGCAAGGCTGCACTGGACTGGTTCAGGATACTTGAGGACAATGACCTACCCCTGTTCCACGAAGATGATGTTACTGTAGTTAAGAGCGTGGAGAAGGCTAACCCTAACTCACCAGATCAGGTCAAGGACTGGCTGTTCTCCTTCGGGTGGGAGCCATGCACCTTTGACTACAAGACCAATGATGATGGTAGTGAGAGGCTTGTTCCACAGGTACGTAAGGAAGGTGAGCTTGCACCATCTGTACAACTACTCATTGAGGATCACCCAGAGGTGGGTGTTCTTGATGGCCTCACAGTCTTGCAACACCGCAAGTCTATCTTCGAGGGTATGCTAGAGTCAGAGGTTGATGGGTACGTTAGTGCAGAGATTGCTGGCCTGACCAACACACTGCGCTTCAAGCATAAGAAACCACTGGTCAATCTTCCCGGAGTTGATAAGCCTTGGGGTAAGGAAATCCGTGGTGCGCTTATTGCTGACGAGGGTACGATCATGTGTGGTGCTGACATGGTGTCCCTTGAGGCTACCACCAAGCGTCACTTCATCTTCCCCTATGACCCTGAGTACGTTGCAGAGATGTCAGTCAAGGGCTTTGATGAACACCTAGACCTAGCTGTACGTGCAGGCTACATCACTCGTGAGGACTATGAGTTCTACACACGGGCTGACGAAGCTACTGTCAATGATATCTCTCGCTTCAAGAGTATCAAGAAGACACGCAAGAAGTTCAAGCCTGTGAACTACAGCGCAGTCTATGGTGTAGGTAAGAGCAAGCTGTCACGCACTACGGGTATGTCTGTATCAGAAGCTGGTGTCCTACTTGAGGCATATTGGGAGCGTAACTGGGCAGTCAAACAGTTTGCTAAGGAACAACAGGTGAAGACCCTGAACAAGCAGATGTGGGTGCGTAACCCTGTCAATGGTTTCTGGTACTCCCTACGATACGAGAAGGATATCTTCTCTACGCTAAACCAATCCACTGGGGCATACTGCTTCGACCAGTGGGTGGCTCACTACCTGACCAAGCGACCCAACATCATTGGTCAGTTTCACGACGAGTCTATCAATCGTATTCCAGTAGGCGAAGAGGAAGAGCATGAGTCTGTTCTCCGTTGGGCCATTGAGAAGGTGAACGAGAAGCTCAAGCTAAACATCAAGCTGGACATTGACGTACAGTTTGGCATTACGTATTCCTCAATTCACTAAGGAAAGATTATGGAAAAGAAAATCGTAGGACTAAAGAAGCTGACCAAGCCAAACAGTATCCCCATGCGTATGGCTGCTGGTGGTAAGGAGTTGGTTCGGGATAACTCTAAGCAGAGAAAATATCGTGTAGCGGGTGAAAAGCCCCTTGCACAATCTAACTAATACCTGCTATAATTACACATTGCAAAGGAGCTACACATGGCAACACGTAAAGTAAAACTAACTGGACTTGCATATTGGGGGAAGGTCTTTGAAGATAATAGAGACTTGACTGGGTTTGAGAATGCACTCAAGGATGCTGGTGGGCAATGCACCATCGACGTTGACTTGGATGAAGAGAGCATGGCTAAGCTGGCTAAGAGCAAGTCGATGCTCAAGGGTAAGGACAGCCCTGACAATGAGGGACTAACTCGTGTACGCTTCAAGCGTAAGTGGGAAGAAGCCTATGCTGGCGGCGCGCCTAAGGTGGTCAAAGCAGATGGTACTGTCTGGGACTACGACGAGGATGGCTCTATCGGTAATGGTTCTACTGTAGAAGTTATCCTGAATGTCTATGATACTTCTCGTAAGAACATCATTGGCACTCGTCTTGAAAAAGTTAAGGTTACTAACCATGTAGAGTATAACCCAGACGAAGACGAAGAAGAGGACGAGGCTCCAACACCACCTAAGACAGCAGCCAAGTCAACCACTAAGACAGCACCTAAAGTTTACACTGTCGAAGATGATGATGAGATTCCATTTTGAGCAAGTCCTTAGCGAATGTTGAGAGTAAGCTAAAGGAAACACTTCCCGAAAATCTCAAGGTGGTTAACCTCGAAGTAATCACCTCACCACGTTTGGGTCGTATACTGAGGGGTACAACAGAAGAGCCTCAACTTGAGTTTGCAGTGGCAATCCCTCAAAACCCTGATCTAGAAGAGATAGACAAAATCGCTTTAAAGGTACGGGACAAATTACTCTTTTATATTGCAAACAAGGTTACAGAATGAAATCAATAGACACACTTGTAGAGGATATTTACAGGGTTGTCGAGGGTAAAGGGGGGTGGGATGCTACATCTACAGAGTTCCTGTCTTCCTCTATTGCTACTGTTGCAGAGGCTAGGTTTTCCAAGGAGCAAGTACCACGGGACTACCTAAGCCTCTCTGGCATTGGCTCACCCTGCGACAGGAAGCTTTGGTACAAGATCAACCAAAGCAAAGACTCTGAACCACTGCGGGCAGAAACTTTAGGTACTTTCTTCTATGGTGATCTGCTCGAAGCCTTGATCCTAGCACTCGCTGTAGCCGCAGGGCATAAGGTAGAGGGGATGCAGGACAGAGTGAATGTCTTTGGTGTCAGTGGGCAACGTGATGCTATCATTGATGGTGTTACTGTTGATGTGAAGTCTGCCTCTGAGCGTGGGTTTAAGAAGTTCAAGAAGCATAATCTACGTAATGAAGACCCCTTCGGGTACATCAGCCAGCTAAGCTCGTATGTATACGCAGGGAAAGATGATCCCCTTGTGAAGAATAAAACAGAGGGCGCATTTCTTGTAGTTCAGAAGGATAGGTTCAAGCTATGCCTAGACAAGTACGATTTTACGAAGGAACTTAAGGGTAAAGAACAGGAGATTAAACGTGTACAAAGCCTTGTTGCTGGCACTATTCCTGAGGATAGAATACCCCCAGTACCTCAGTCCGAAACTTCTGAAAACACTAAGCTATCCGCCACCTGTGGCTATTGCGAGTTTCGTAAGGTTTGTTGGCCAGAGGCAAGAACTTTTCTATACAGCACAGGGCCAGTATACCTTGTTGATGTCGTCAATGAGCCTCGTGTGACGGAGTGGATTGAATGACACGGGCAGCTAAACAAAAGGGTAGGCTTGGACAGAACGAAATCAGGGATAAACTTCTTGAAATCTTCCCTGAGTTTGAGCCTGATGATATTAAGTCAACAACAATGGGTGATGGGGGAGAGGACATTCAGCTTTCCCCCGCTGCCCGCAAGAAGATGCCAATCACCATCGAAGTCAAGAGGCGTAAGTCTGGGATGAAGATGCAGTATGACTGGCTTGAGCAAGCTAAACGACATGGCAAGGGTGAGCCAGTACTTTTCTTTAGGGCAGATCGTTCTGAATGGATTGTGATGGTTGGCCTAGACCACTACATGGAACTCTTGAGAGGTTGGAAGAATGTTTAACTGGCTGAAAAAATGGGCTATGGATGTGTTTGATCTACAGATGATTGACCCTATCCCTAGTAATGACGCACAAATCTGGAGTATTGTTGAGGGAGCAAAACGTGCAGAAGACTTGGACTACGACGAACTGGATGGCCTAGATGTACATGACAGTGCTGTACGTTTAATCCTAAAGATTGCAGTAGGTTCAGATGTGTTTGACATTGAGGCTTGGTTTGATAACATTGGTGAAGCTAAACATATCATCGACCACTTCAACAAGTCTATAGAACCACTGCCTATGAACCTAAAGGAGTTTCACGAGTATGACTAAAACAGTAGTAGTCTATTCCTGCGCACACTCTGAACCTGAGGTCAGCAACATCCGCTTCAAAGCATTGGGTAAGTTCCTGTATGACTTGAAGCCAGACATGGTGTTTGATCTGGGTGATGGTGCGGATATGCGCTCACTCAATACCTACGATGAGAAGTACCCTAAAGCAATCTCATCACAAAGCTATGAGCGAGACATTGAGTGCTACAATCAGTCACAAGAATACCTGCGTGAACCCTTTAAGCATCATCGTAAGAAGCGTCCATACTGGGTAGGCTTTGAGGGCAACCACGAGCATCGTATCAAGGCTTACGTAGCTAAGAACCCACGTAGCGAGGGTGAGAAGTTTGGGATTTCTTTCAGCCATCTTGATACAGATCATTGGTTTGATGATTACCATGAGTATGAGAATGGTGGGCCAGCAGTTGCTATGTATGATGGTGTAGCCTATGCACACTACTTCACTTCTGGCAACTCTTCTACTGCAACTGGGGGTATCCATCATGCACATAGTGTGATCCAAAACCTAAGTTGCTCTGCTACCTGTGGACATTCACATAAACGTGACTTACACTTCAAAGACACAGCATTACCGCACGGCAACATTGGCCTAGTGGTAGGTTGCTTCAAGGGTGCAGAGGAAGACTGGGCTGGTCAAGCTAACAAGGGCTGGTGGCAGGGCGTGGTGGTTAAGCGAGAGTTGGCTAATGGTATGTATGAACCAGAGTTTGTATCTCTTGCGCAGATTATGAGAGCATATGAAGAATGAGGTACGAAATTACGTTAGTTGTTAAGGTTGATAAAGATGCGGACTTCGCAGGTACTGATGATGAAATGGATAACGTCTACAGCCTTGTAGAATCAGCTATCCTAGACCTTGACGATTTTAAACTACAGACACTAGAAGTATTGGAGTATGACTAATGACACAAGAAGAAGTAATGTCGCATGAAGGGCATATGGTTGCAGAGTTCATCAGAACTTTTAAGGCATCCCTAGACCTACGCCTGTGGGTTAAACTCATGCGGGAAGAGTTGAGTGAGTTTAATGAGAGTATTTATGGTAGTGAGAATATGTTGAAGGAGATTGCAGACTTACTGTATGTTCGTACTGGTTTCATCATGGTACTTGGTGGTGGTATCGGAGAGGGTGTTATCAGTGAAGAAGAGGAACAAGAGTGGAAAGATTTGCTGCACAATGTTAGTGAAGCTTTTGAATTAGCAGAAGAACAGTTTAGCACTGCAACAATCTGGGAAGCTTTCAAGCGTGTACACATTAGCAATATGTCTAAGCTTGGTGACGATGGTAAACCTATCCTTCGTGAGGATGGTAAGATCATGAAGGGGCCAAACTATAAGGAACCAGACTTGACAGACCTGCTAGAAGAGAGTACTATTGCATGACAGTCGAAGAGCTAATACGTAAGCTTGAGAAAATAAAAGACAAGAGTGTGCCTGTGGTACTGGTCGAATGGGAGATACAAAATCCTCTATCTAAGAAGGATGAGTTAACTTCTGATCGACTACTAATGCAGGCACATCGTGTTGCAATCTTAATTGACTAAGGGGTCAAGATGAAAAAGAAACTACTAGAGACTTGGATCATGCGGTTCCTACGCTTTGTGAATACTTGGCGGGCGCATCGTAGGATCATCAAAGAGTTGAATGCTCTGGATGATAAGACACTACGGGATATCGGCATTGATCGCCATGACATTGATAAGCTGATCTGGTTGGAATTTGACAAAGAGAACCGAGGTACTAATGGGAAGTAAGAATGATGATTGGGCTACACTAATGGCAGGTTTTCTGGCAATCTTTGCGTATATCGCAGTATTTGCAGCAGTAGCATATGGATACATCTGGAACATCATCACACTGTTTAGTGATATGGATACAATTTCTGGAGTAGAAGCAGCAGTGCGTACCCTTGGTATTCTAGTTGCTCCTGCTGGTGCAATCATGGGGTACTTTTAATGAGCAGTAACTATCTACCTACAGACTACCAATCCTTTATTGCAACCTCACGCTATGCCCGCTGGTTGCAGGAACAAGGTCGCCGTGAGAACTGGGGTGAAACTGTCTCTCGCTACATGGAGAACGTAGTAAATAAACTTCTTGCAAGCATTGATCACGTAGGTGGTGAGGCTATTGCTATTGAACAGGCTATCCTCAGCCTAGACATTATGCCTTCCATGCGGGCTGTTATGACTGCTGGCCCTGCGCTAGATCGTGATAACACTGCGGGGTACAACTGTTCGTATCTGCCTGTAGATGATCCTAAAGCTTTTGACGAAGCTATGTTCATCCTGCTATGTGGTACTGGTGTAGGCTTCTCTGTAGAACGTCAGTTCATCAGCAAGCTACCAGAAGTACCAGAGAGTATGTTCCAGTCCGAAACTACTGTTGTTGTTAAGGATAGCAAAGAGGGTTGGGCCAAGGCACTGCGTCAGGTTATCGCACTGCTGTACTCTGGTGAAATCCCTAAGTGGGATGTATCTCTGGTTCGTCCTGCTGGTGCTAAGTTGAAGACCTTTGGTGGCCGTGCATCAGGCCCAGCGCCTCTGGTCGATCTGTTCCAGTTTGTTATTAGTAAGTTCAAGGAAGCCAAGGGACGTAAGCTATCGTCTCTCGAATGCCACGATATTATGTGTAAGATTGGTGAAGTGGTTGTAGTTGGTGGTGTTCGTCGTAGTGCTATGATTTCTCTGTCTAACTTGTCAGATGATCGTATGCGTTATGCTAAGTCTGGTAACTGGTGGGAGAATAACCCTCAGCGTGGTCTGGCTAACAACTCTGTGAGCTACACCGAGAAGCCAGATGCTACTAGCTTCATGCGTGAGTGGGTTGCTCTGATGGAGTCTGGTTCGGGTGAACGGGGCATCTTCAATCGTCAGGCATCCAAGAAGCAGGCAGCAAAGAATGGTCGCCGCAAGACTGACTATGAGTTTGGCACTAACCCATGCTCAGAGATTATCCTGCGTCCCTACCAGTTCTGTTAAGAAGATAGCAGAAGTAAAACAAGGTGAATTGCTGGGAAGCCTAAGTGCATGACATATGGTAATCAGCAGCCAAGCCCATCAGGGATGATGTGGAAGGTTCAACGACTAGGACGAGAGACTAGAACAGTCAATAATGTCCATACACCTAAGTAGGTGGAAGTGCCTTGCCCCTAGTAACAATAGGGTGATGATATAGTCTGATCTGTAGGGAAACTTACAGGAGTGTTGACAAAAGTTTCTTTTCTGGTATAACTATCAAAGTTACAGAATTGGAGACTACATGATAAGGAATAGACAAGGTTATCTGGTTTCGGAGTTGAGTAGGGAGTGTACCAAATGTGGTTCAATCTTTCAGAATAAGAGCAAGACGGTTACACTATGCGGCCCTTGTAACTCTACTAGAGTTAAAGAACAAAGCCCAGAAGTACGGATGTACAGAAGAGCTAAGTCAAGAGCAGCACAAAGTGGTCTTGAGTTTGACCTCAACAAAGAAGACATTAAGATACCTACCCATTGTCCTGTGCTAGGGATACCACTAAGTACTCATCAAGGTACATCAGGTGGAAGAGATAACTCTCCAGCACTAGATAGGGTGGACAATGGCAAAGGTTACATTAAGGGTAACGTACTTGTCATAAGCCACCTAGCTAATATGATGAAGAGTTCTGCTAACAAAGAACAACTAATCAAGTTTAGTGAATGGGTACAGAAAACTTACGTCAACACCGCTGGGGAAGTTACGAAACCCAGTGAACATAAATGAATCTAACGGAGGTCGTTGTACGTGCTACGGATACGATCAAGACACTGGAAGAAAAGGTTCGCCTTGCTACCATCTTGGGTACGATCCAGTCTACCTACACCAAGTTCCCCTACTTGCGTAAGATTTGGCAAACCAACACAGAAGAAGAACGTCTGCTTGGTGTGTCTCTGACGGGGATCATGGACAACCCCCTGATGACTACAAAGAATGCTGGTCTGTCTCAAACATTGGAGCACCTAAAAAATGTCGCTATTATTACTAATGCTGAATGGGCTGAACGTCTTGGTATCCCTGTTGCTGCTGCTATCACTTGTGTCAAACCTTCTGGCACTGTCTCCCAGCTTGTCGATTCTGCTAGTGGTATTCATGCTCGTCACTCAGAGTATTACATTCGCACTGTCCGTGGTGACAACAAAGACCCTCTAACACAGTTTATGAAAGACCAAGGCATTCCATCTGAACCTGATGTGATGAAGCCTACACAGACCACCGTGTTTAGTTTCCCAATGAAGGCTCCTACGGGTGCAGTGGTAACGGCTGACCTAAGTGCTATCGACCAACTAGAGATGTGGTTGGCCTATCAGCGTAGTTGGTGTGAGCATAAGCCTTCTGTCACTATCAACGTCAGAGGGCATGAGTGGGTTGAGGTAGGTGCTTTTGTCTACAAGCACTTTGATGAAATGTCTGGTGTATCCTTCTTGCCATACAATGAACATACCTACCAACAGGCTCCATATCAAGAGGTCGGTAAGTCAGAGTATGATAACCTGCTGTCTGTTATGCCAGTAGCTATTGACTGGGCTAAGCTTGCAGACTATGAACAGGAAGACAACACATCTGGATCACAGACGATGGCTTGCTCTGGTGATGCTTGTGAGATTGTTGATCTGACTTAATCATGTTACAATACCTAGGACAGGATAAGCTTTTGTCCTAGGTTTCATACCAAAGAAAGGGGATAGAATGACCAGAGGCGAATACCGAGTAGGGATTAACTTCAACCCTGCTAATGATGATATGGTTGCTATAATCAAGCGGGCTGCGGCTAACCTAATTGACCTGATTGACCATATTGATGATCAAGCTAACCTAGGAGAAATCATCCGACTCAAAGCTTTGGCACAGACCGAGGTTGAGAGTGCTGCTATGTGGGCGGTGAAGGCAGCTACAAAACCTAGCTGGGGATAAGGATAAGTGTCTGACCTAGGCTTCGGCCTAAACTGTGGATGTTACACAGTGAGTGGGATTGATCAACCACAAGGGAATTAGGATAAGCTGGCAAGGCTTAGGGTTATAGCGCCCCTCGTCCTACCTAAGTGTTCCCGAACAGGAACATATTGCCAAAATATCTTACCAACTGCTTATTTGTTCCCGAACGGGAATATTCGATCTTACAAGGAGTTAACGTGTACACAATTATTGGAAGACCTGACTGCCATTGGTGTGAGAAAGCTAAGAAACTGCTTACAGAAAAGGGGCGAGAGTATCAGTATATCGACCTAATTGAGAACATCTGGGTAGCAGCTATTATGATGAAAGGCGGATACCGAAAGGTTCCACTGGTCATTCAACACACAGAAGTTATTGGTGGGTACTTGGAGCTAGAAGAGAAGTTTAAGGAACTAGCGGATGGATGAGGGTAAGCCTAAGGGCAAACGAGTGAGTCGCTACAAGAATGCACCAGAGGAAGCTGCTGTCCGCACTGTGAAGCTTGTAGCTATGAATGATACACAGCAGCGGTATATCTCTGCACTACAAACACACAATCAGATCATTGTGACTGGCTTTAGTGGCACAGGGAAAACCTTCATCGCCGCATCCCATGCAGCTAATCTGTATGCTAATCGCCGCATTGACCGTATCATCATCACTCGACCTAACATTGCTGTAGGTAAAGACCTTGGGTATCTTCCGGGAACTCTTGAAGAGAAGTACACTCCGTGGATCATGCCCGTGCTAGACGTACTGGAACAACAGCTAGGTAAGAATGTTGTTGAGACGGGGATGAAAGCTGGTAATATCCAGATGGTTCCACTCTCTGTTATGCGTGGTCGCAGCTTCAACAAGGCTTTCATTATTGTAGATGAGGCACAGAACCTTACGATACATGAGATAAAAATGCTCTTGACTCGTGTAGGTAAAGAGTGTACTATTGTTATCAATGGGGATATCAAGCAGAGTGACATCAATCAACAGAGTGGTCTTAGTAAGATTCTGCATCTAGCTAAGAAATACAATATGGATATCCCAACCATTGAGTTTGGTGTTGATGATATTGTTCGTAGTGATATCTGTAAGCAGTGGATTATTGCATTTGAGGGAGAAAATTTGTAATGGCGTGGTGGGATCACGAAGAACCTAAAGACGATGTGAAGGAAGATGATATGGCTAAGTGGAATGTACTGGGTTGGGAAGAACTCAAAGAGGCTCAATCAGACAATGTGAACCACCCAAAGCACTATGGTCAGGGTGACATTGAGTGCATTGACTACATTGCGGACTTCCTGACATATGAAGAGTATATCGGGTATCTGCGGGGTAACACTGCAAAGTATCTGCACCGCTGGCGCTATAAGAATGGCCTAGAAGACTTGAAGAAAGCACAGTGGTATCTGGCAAGATTAGCTTTAGAGGTGGACAATGAAGAAAACAACCCTGATAAAACCTAGAGAGATACCAGTAGAAACAACTGTAATGCCTCTCGAAGAAGAAGCCAAGCAGTTCACCGCTAAGAAGAAGTTTGGTGGGCCACCTAAACCTATGACATCCCGAATCTACTTAATGGGGATGGCAATGAATGCCCTGCTGTCTAGGTCTACAGGCGTGGTACGTAGGGATGATATCAAGCGTGAGGCAGAGGATTGGGCTGACTTTATGCTTGATGACTAAACTTAAAGGGAGCCATAAAGGCTCCCTCTTTTTGTTTATTGTGGTTGGTCTCTTCTTTGATCTGGGAAACCTTCAAAATCTTCAACCATCCGAGCAGACCACGCCATAATAGCCTGTCTTTTCCTGACCTCTTCCTCGACAATCTCAGAAGAACCTATGAAAGAAGCAGCATCCGCAAACTCTCCGTTAGTAAAAGCTCTTACTGCGGTGTCATAGATACCCTTATCACCAGAGTTTTTAATGGCCTTTCTTTCTTCGATGACATAAAGATTACGAACATACCCTGCAGCCAACCTAGGTTTTTTGTCTAAAAGTTCAATGAAGCTTTGCTCTGCTTGATTAGTAGCCTTAGCAATTTCATCCTGAATAAATTGATTTAACAAGAATCTCTGGTCTTCGGTGTTTGTAAGTTCACTATAAGTCCTGTCACCAAACCTACCGCCATGCTTGACTTGATCTCTCCAAGCAAAGAACTTCCTAGGTAGGTTCTTACTGATAAGTTCCCCTACAAAAACATCTACTGCAGGGTTTGCTATCTTCTTACTTCCATAGAGTTCATAGGTTTTAAGCTGCATACGGCTCATCTCTTTCTGCAACTCATTAGGCTTAGTAGATGTTTGCATGCCAAGCTGCTTAGAAAGAGGGTCAAAAGTCCCAAGAGGGTTTCCACTAAAGTCTCCGTAGTAAGGGATAGCTGATTTACCGTTGTAGCTCTGTGCGTATTGTACAAAGTCTACCTCTGGCAAGAAGCGTGTTGCTCTGCGGATCATCTCATCCACAAAATTACCTTCACCATAGGTTTCAACATTATCTAAGTCCCCACCAAGAACTTCTCTTGTGTATGGAGTAGTACCTAGCTCAGGATTAAGCTGTCCGTAGAAGTCTCTTGTAGGTGTTAGTGGATAGGTAAACGTAGCAGCAATGTCTCCCAACGACCGAGCAAGGCCAACTGTTAGAACACCCTCGTCATAGCTCTTCGCTATTTCTGTAAATAGTGGTGCGTCAATACCTAGGTCAGTCTGACCTATAGAGATATCCATCATGGTACTAATAATATTCTTTGTGGGTAGGTCATTCTTCCAACGATAATACAGGTCACCTAAGTACATATTCATCAACCAAGGGCCAGCAGTACGGCTCAGGTCAACAAGACCTGTATCTGTTTTGAGCTTGTCATAGTCAACAGTACCTTCGGTAGATGCGGCAGTGTATGCACCCAACATAAAGATGGAAGCCCCTGTCATCTGCCTAGCAAAACGATCTTGACCAGTCTTGTTGACATCCCCAAAGACAACACTATCATACTTGTTCAGACCACCAGTCATAAGACCAATAAGGGTGTAGTCATTGACGTGTTCAAGGTGGTTGGCAATGTACCTTGGAAAGGGGATACCTGCACCAGCAGAAACAACAAATGGTAGCTTGTGGTGTGCATCAATAACACCTTGTGCTACCTTACCAAAAGCCGACTTGTCACCCCTATAAGAACGCTGGAAAGTAAACCTACGAGCATCATCAATAGCCTTGGTCATAACACCTTCTGGAAGATTATCTAGGGGAATGTTCTTCGAGAGGAACTCCCCAAGATTTTTACCGATAGCAGGATCAGCAATGTCTCTTAACTGTCTATCTACACTAGAGTAGAGGACACCCTGCTTAAATACAGAGTCCACAGTGGAGTTCAGTACGTTGACCCCTCTGCCAACCTTAGCCAAGCGAGAGGTACTCCCAGAGGCTGTTTCAGCACGAGAAGCTTCATAGAAGAGTTCAGAATACTGTTCTGGTAGTTCTTCAAGAAAAATTTCTTTGAAGAGTTTTGCATCACCTTTGTTCCAAGAAAGTCCTTTTATTGTTGAGAGAGTACCACCAACCCATTTACGTTGAACTTTATCTCCAACCTTCTTACCTACAGTGACGTTAGCTATATTCTTCCAGAGTTGGTCTGACATATCAATGAGTACGTTAGCAGTAGAGGTAATAGTGTTAGCAGCAGTAGTACCAAGCTGAGAGGTCATAAGGGCAATACGAATAGAGTCTGCCTCTTTCAAGGCGTTATAGAGAGGGTTACCCTTATCCTTGTACACACTGGCAGCAACAGTACGTAGCTCAGAGTCAGCCAGAGTTTCAAGTCCGCTTGCTGCCAAGAAGTCTAAGTCTCTTATAGTTGCCTCGACCTCTGCCTTTGCAGTAGCTTTTGCTGTGGAACGAGTCTGAGCTTGCTTGATGTAACTTGCTTCTGCCAAAGTCTTACCAGCTTGAGAGAAGTCAGCCAAAAGGATGTAAGAGGCTTGTTCTTTTGATAGGCCATATTTAGTACGTAGGTCATCCAAGTAGCTACTATCAATCTCACTATCTCGTAGACCCCTTGCAACAGCAGAAGAGATACGTTCGTTAGGTTCAACTTTAAAACGATCTATAATATCAATGGTGGCAGCAGTAATGCTACGTAGGGTGTCAATAGAGAGGTTGCTTGTGATAAACCTATCCACTTTACCATTCAAGACTTCCTTCTTAAGGAGATTACCCTTCTCAACCAACTTAGGGTCAAGAGGGTCAAGCTTAACGCCCCTGAAACGTGCATCTAAGGCCAATGCGGCAGAGACAGCACGATCAGCAGCAGCAGAAACTTTTGCAGGCTTTACTGAGGCTATCGTTGTCTTAGCAGCAGTAGTCCCAGCAGTCTTAGTCGCAAGATTTGCAGCATCACGAGCAATAAGGTTATCAACAATACCACGCTGAGTTCTTGTGTCCAACGCACGGGTAGCAGAACCTAATGCACCACCAATGGTAGCTGCAATAAGTCCATCACGAAGAAGGTTGCCTGTCGTGTACTCTTCACCAGCAGCTTTCTCACGAGTCTTACCCTGCAAGAAGGATTGACCAGCACCAAGAGAACCCTCTACTACAGCAGAAGATACGCCCCCCATGAGGGCTTGCTTACCGATTGTGCCTGCAACCTGATCCTTCACAGCACCAGTGGCAACACCCTTGCGAACAAGCTCAGAGATAGTCTGACGCATTGCCAGTTGTGCAGCCTTACCCGCCGCCTTTGCAGCAAGTTTAGAACCTACACCCCAACCAGCAGTACCTACTGTAGCAAGAGTGCTGGGAGACGTGGCAAAGGCTGACAGATAGTCTACTGCACCATCCAGCGCCCCCGTGCCACCACCCTCAGCCCTGTCATAGGCCATCATAAGATTACCAAAAGACTTTAACTCTTCTTGAGGTAGGTTCTCTTGTTTTACAAAATTGTAATCCTTGAGGGCAGTAATCTCATTGGTATCCTGCCAGCGCATATGCTCAACAAACTTATCTGCCAGACCGTCTGCGCCAAGCTCCTTCATCTCGTCACCAGACAAACCATAACGAGAACTTCTAAAGAACAGCACAAGGTCTTTTTGAAACTCAGGATTATCCTTAAGTTCCATAAAGTCTTTGCCATCGACTTCTTCTAAGTAACTGCCCATTATTGTGTTGGACTCCCAAATTGATCCACTGTGCTTCCAAAGGTGGACTCTGCAGTGCCAGTGATAAGCCCTTGAAGTTCCTCTTCTGTGTCATTAGGGTTAACCTCAACTACAGGAGGGGGGTTAACTACAGGTGCAGTGGTTGTAATAGGTGTAAAGATAGTATCAGGTTTTTCCAAAACTGCATCAAAGTTATCTAGAATAACTTGCGCACTAAGGTTACCTGAATTGACTGCAGTTCGGATTTGTTCTGAGACAAAAGCAGCCGCCTCTGTAGGACTAAGAACACTGTCAGGACTGAAGGCTAAATCTTTTGCACGTTCTGTAGCCAAAGCAAATAGGTTTGCCACCCCCACATCAGTATTATTTGGTGCTAGGTCAGACTCTCCAAACTGGTTTACCGCAAAAGAGTCTACGAACTGGGCTTGTAAAGAAGATGCAATTTGGTTCTTCATAGCCTTAGTTTCAGATAGCTCTGGGCCAGATACATAGTTAAAGTTCAAATCAAGGGGTGCCATTGGGGTTACCCCAACAGGGGCATAAACATCCCCGCCAAGTTTTTGTAGTTCCTCTAGGCTAGTTGCACTGTAGATAGCTTCAGCCAGTGCCTCAGCAGACTGTTCTGGGTCTGTTGTATCTTTATCAGTAGATACACCATTGATAAATGCGTTTGAGATAGTCTCATCATCAGAGTCTTTAAGGTAATTAGTTATGGTAAGGTCAAGGTCTTTCATGTACTCTTTATCAACCTTTTTGTTTTTTTCATACTGGTCGATTATGAGGCTAAGCTGACCTGTACGTTGCAAGATAAGGGCATTTGTGTCTGATAGGCCCAACAGAATGCCTGTAGAAAGTTCTGCTTGCAGAGCAGCCTTTGTCTCTGTTTTCTTTGCAAGACGCTCAATATAACGATCCTGATAAGCTGCAAGCATAGTCTGTTGGTACTCTTCCCTCTTGAAAGCGTAGGCTCTATCTTCAGTTTCTTTTGCAGCTTTCTTATCAAGTACGTATGTCAAGCCTTCGTTTAGACCCTGCCAAAAACCCATTATCTATCTCCTCTTGACATCAGACCCTTAGGCTTTTCTGCAGTGACTTGTTCTGCGGGGGATACCGCTAGTTTTTCTTCTGGCATTACTGGTGGCATTTCTTTAATCATCTTCTTAGAGAGGCTAGTATTCTTTGCCTTAGCATACTCAGCTTTTTCTTCTTTGTTCTCAAAGCCATCATCAGGATTAAGTCCAAAAGCAAGAGCGCCCTGCTTAATAAACTCGTGCACAACAGGTGCAACCAACAACGCGACATCAATAGTGTGCATACCACTAGCCACTGCACCACGCATGATACCAGCAGTAAGAGTCTTTACGTCAAGCTCATCCACTTCAATCAAGTCAAGAATGCCATCAAGCATATCTGGTTCAGATAGACGGGCTAGATGGTACTGGATAGCTTCTTCTGGATCAGTAATCTCTGGGGGACGTTCCCAAGGATACCCTTTAGGCTCCGTAGTCAGGGACTGACCGGGGATAGGAGCATTAAACATATCCATTATTATTCTCCAGAAATTGCATTGTATCTACGCAGCCAGTCAGCCTGATATCTTTCAGCCGTAAGACCTTTATTAACAGCCAAGGCTTCTTCACTCATTGACCCTGCAGCATTACCTGTGTACCAAACAACAGGAACTTTTGTAACATCATTATTGTTTTCAGCAAGGATATCTGCAACGTATCTTGCAGCTACAATATCCTGTACTTCAGTTGGTGCAGACTTGGCCGTTCTATATTCTGTACCTACACCATACTTATTCGACAGGCTTTGCCAAGTGCTGTCAATAAACTGATACCCTCCAGAAGCAGAACTCTGAGTGTTCTTAGCATTGTAGTCTCCACTAGACTCTTTACTCTTGAGTGCTGAAAGAATGCGTCGAATACCCTTGTCACCGACATCAGCAGAGATAGCCCCAGAGAGTGAAGCAGAATAACCTGTAGCTCGACCAGATAAGGAAGGGCTTGAGACTGTCATTGCCTCTCTTTGTTCTGCAACAGGTGCAAAGAGATCCCTTGTGAAGCTCATATACTGAGGGATAAGGTCATCAAACTCTGAGAGCTTTTGTTCCGTCTTTGCCATACGCGAAGCAAGCCCACTTCCAACTTTTACCTTAGTCCCAGAGAGAGCCGCCTGTCTAATTGAATCTGCAAGAGAAGAGGCTGTCTTGTAACCTTTATCATAGTCCATTATTATTATTCCTTAACCAAATAGAAGTTTGAAGAAGAAGTTAGCCTTACCCTGTGCTTCTGCTGCTTTCTCTTTTTTATTTGCAAGCGTGAGTTCCATAGCCCTGTCTCTTGCAGATTCATAAGATTGGAAAGCAAAAGACATAATATCCCGTTCTTTCTGCCAGATGTTGTCTAGAGCGAGAGTGGTGAGGTTATTCTGATTCTTAGCTGCTTCTAGGTTTGCAGTGTTCTGTGCAGCAGTATTTAAAGTAGCTACGTTCTGTCTCCACTGTGCGTTAGCCTGTGCAATCACCAGAGAGTTAGTGGCATTGAATTGTTCACGCTGTGTCTCTAGCTGAGCATTAAACTTTCTCGTGGCGTTAGTCTCACCAGCATTGAACTGCTTCATAGCATTGCCCTGCTCAGCATTAAACATACCCACACGGCTGGAGAGGTCTGCAAAGAATTGGTTAGTCTGGTTCTCACTCGAAGCATTAAACTGTGCTGCAGCATTCTTAGCTGCTTGGTCTGTGAACAACGCCTGAACATTAGACTGCGCACGGAACATAGATGTTTGTTGTTCATTGTCAAGGTTCGCCATGTCCATCTGCAGGAACGCTTGTGCATTCTGAACAGCAGCCTGTTGACGATTACTCAGGTTAGCCATGTCTAGGTTAGCAAGGGCAGCAGCCTGTGCCATAGTCATAGCCTGACGGTTATTCAGGTTCTCCAAGTTAACCGTGTTGACGATACGGCTGTTCTCCATCGCAATGTTCTGTTCTGCGGTGAAGTTCATATTAGCAATGTCTGAAACCTTAGCGGCATTCATAACACGAGTCTGGAAGTTCTGGTCAAACTCTTGACCAAGGAATGTAGCACGTTGTTGAGCAGCAAAGAGTGCAGTCTGTTGTCTGTTCGAAAGGTTCTGTCCCTCGAACTGTGCAAAGGTATTAGCATCTGCCTGAGCAATAGGTAGCGCAGACTCCATAGCAGCCTGAATAACAGCCTGTCCAGCCATAGAGGATGCACCAAGACCACGAGCAGCCAGAGCAGCATTAGCAGCCCTCATAGCCCCTGCAGCCCACGCTGGTGTCTCTCCACCCTCAAACTGTTGCATCAATCCTTCAAGCTGACCCTGTACAGTAGCCTGCTTTGTAGGAGTAGCCTCTGCTGCCTGAATGCTTTCCACTAGGCTATTAACCTTAGTAGCATCTACAGTAGAACCAGAGATTAATTCTCCCTCTTCAACTTGACGCTGTACTGGGTTATCCATAAGGATACCTGTACCCTGTTCAGCCTTACGACCTTCCAAGGAGCTATCCGTTTGCTGTGCAGCTTGAACTGTAGCATCCTCAGACACAGTACCAGTAACAGCATTAACACCCGCTGTCTCTCTCTTAACATCCTCAGAAGCAGTAGCAGCTTCAACAAGACTGGCAGGGGTAGCTACAGGTGCAGTAGCAGCCTCAACATTAGTTACCGTTGCTGTGTCTACCTGTGGTGCAGCATCAACCTGACCTGCATTAGGGTCAATCAAGGTGCCGGGGGTAACCTGTATATTAGCTACATCAGCTTCTGTAGTAAGCTTTTCTGGGTTTTTGATGATTGCTTCTGAAAGCTTCTCACCAGCAGACAAGCCGCCAGCAGCCATACCTGCACGTTTCTTAACTACACGAGAGAACTTGCCCATACGTGCTGCTGCGCCGGGATTGGACGATAGGAAAGCTTCCATCATCTTAGGGTCTGTTGGCCCGTCATAACCCATTTGTTTAAGCAAGTTATGCTGCTGTTGGGGATTGAAGTCCACTCTATGTCTCCAGACGTTTGTTATATCTTACACTAAAATAGGTTTGACTGCAAGTGTTTTATTAGGCAAACAACTCTACGATTACAATACCAGTTCCACCAGCCCCGCCTGCGGTATTGTTAAAGCCAGCACCGCCACCAGAACCTAGAAGACCATCCCCACCAGCCACAGCAGTGAACCGCCCAAAACCCCCACCAGAAAGCAGACTAGAGCCTCCGTGACCAGAATATGCAACGTCATTTTCAGCTTTCAGCCTATGCCCACCGTTACCACCCGATGCGTTTATGTCACCACCAGAACCTACTCCACCCGCCCCACCGTTATTAGCACCACCAGCACCACCAGTTGCAGAACAGAACGATCCAAAAGAAGATGAACTACCAGTAGTACCACTGTTACCGCCAGCAGCGCCACCAGCACCACCTGCACCAACAGTCACTGTCTCTGATGCATCAAGGCTACTGGCTAGGATAAACTCCTCTGAGTAGCCACCAGCACCCCCACCGCCCGCAGCAGTAGCATTGGCAGTTGAAGATGGGCCTCGTCCACCACCGCCGCCAGCCTGAACACGAACACGAACAGCTTTCAACCACGGGTAGGTAGCTTTGCTAAATGTAAACGTACCGCTTGTTGCATACTGTACAGTGCTGACATAGCTATATGAAGGTACTGCAGCCGCTGCTAAAATACCATTAGGAAAGGTTGGTGCGCCTGTACCTGCACCATCAGTGATCGTGTCTACTTTAATCTGGCTCATGCTTCCAACCCTCGAATTTCCTCACGCCATACTTGACGCTGGGCGATCACCTCTGGTTTATCTTTGTCGTAGTCATACAGGGCCACATAGTCAGTATCACGCAGCAACTGCTTTAGTTCAGCAATACGGGCATCCTTAGTGGCTTGTGCTGCCTCAGCGGCTTTCTGTTCAGCGGTCTTCAGTTTGGACAGGTCAATCATTGGGGAAACTCCAGAAGGCCATCTGCGGGGTCAACAAGTGGGGATGGGAAACGAACAGCATAAGATGCATTTGCGCCATGCGGGAGAATCAGGGTCAAGTGCAGGACGCCATCAATACGTTCTACATCTGAGGCAAGCCACTCACAGTCAACTGCATCCTGTGGCAGGGTAGCACCCTCAGGGACTACAGAGAAATCATACTCCACGCCGTTGATTGTCAGCGTGTCTCCACTCTTTGAGACTTGCAAAGTATCATCACGGCGCTGTGGGGATAGGGTAATTTTCATTCTGTTCTCCTTTAGAACCATTGTCCGATAGCTATGCAAGTTGCAGTTCCTGCACCGAGTACGCCGTTGTTTGTTAAAACTACACCAATAGTTGTGGTTGACGCAGATGAAAATTTAGCTGTGATGTCTGACGCACCCGCAGAGGACATACTTCCACCTACAGCGATATAACCAGTGCTTATGAAGGTGGCGGGTAGCGTCTTTGTGGTAGCACCAGCGGCGCTTGTTGTGACAGTAAACCTGCAAATCATTGTCCCGTCTGCAAATTTGGTGAACTCTCCATTGGCATTTGATCCGCTTTCAATAATACCACCAGTAGGTACACCAGCAGACTGACTGACTGTCCCAACAATGTTACCTTGGTTAAACATAATACCAGAAGTATCAGGTAGCGTCAAGGTACGATTAGTGTTGCTGTTTGGTGATGCGAGAGTGAAAGTTCCCGTACCACTTGCATCAGGCGTAAGTGCGATGTTGCTCATTTTGTTTTCCTTTAGAACCAACGCCCAATAGCTGTAACCATTGTATCAACAGTCGCAGCCGCTGTGACAGCCGAAAAGTGCCTAAAATCAGCAGTCGTAGTTGTTACTGCACCCACAGCCCCAAACCTAGAAGTTATGTTAGGCGAAGCTATAACTACAGGAGCTACAATAAAAACCTTTGGAAAAGTCCATGTAACTTCCGTAGTAGTTCTAAACAAACTGCCTGAAGCTGAAGTAGAAGCTAAACTACCTGCATTGTAATTCCAACAGATTTGTGTACCGTCAGCATATCTTACATACTCACCATTGGCATTACTGCCTTTTTCAAGAATAGACCCAGTAGGTACACCAGAGGTCTGACTAACTGTACCAAGGATATTTCCCTCAGCATAAACGTCACCATTGGTCGTTGTAATCCCAGTTGTTCCGTCTAAAGTAATTGCCATATTAGATTACCACATATCTTGCGCCAGTGCTAACCGTCACGGTTACACCAGAGTTAATTGTAATTGGGCCAGTTGACATAGCGTTCTTGTCCGCTGGGATTGTGTAGGGGGTTGTAACGGTTTGACCGTTCTGAATGAAGATATCATCCGAGCCACCACCAGTTGCACCACCACCTACAGCACCCCAAGCAGTACCATTGTAACCCTCGAACCTAGTGATGGTTGAGTTAAACCTAAAGTACCCTGCACTGGGTGAACCATCACGTTGGACTGTTGTACCAGAGGGTACTACCGCAGAACCAGTTGAAGATGTCTTAGCTACATAGGCTGTACTGTCTGTTGTAGCCGCTGTACCAAGGCCAGAGATATCCGTGCTTGGGATACTTGCAGAGGCTGTGAATGCTGAAGTACCATTACCCTTAACATAACCAGTAAGAGTTGATACACCAGTACCACCATCAGCTACAGCAAGGTCAGTGATACCTGTGATAGTTCCACCAGAAATAGAGACAGTATCAGCAACCAGAGAGTCAATATTAGCAGTACCATCAATGTGTAGATTACGCCATTCTCTAGCGGCAGAGCCAAGATCATAAACATCATCTGCACCGGGGAGAACATGACCATCACCAGTAACTTCTACACGAGTGGCAACAGCACCAGCAGAGGCAGTCTGTAGCAACATAGAAGTTTTGTTGTTGGTGGCATCAAAGGTGATATCTGAGACAGCTTTAATACTGGCAGTAACCAGAGTGGCATTACCTCCACCAGATACGTTAGGTGCTTGGAAGTCCACTACACCAAGAGTCTCACCCGTGATGATTGCGCTATCATTTCTCTGTAGGGTAATAGTACCACCAGTCGTAGTGATTACTGTAGCAGCACTTAGAGTAGCAGTACCTGCACTGATAGCAGCAGTATCAGCAACCAGAGAGTCAATATTAGCAGTACCCGTAATGTATAGGTCTTTCCACTCACTGCCAGTTGCACCTAGGTCATAGGTATTGTCTGCAGAAGGGATTAGGTTAGAAGCTACATCTGCGGTAACAGTTACAGTATCAGTTGCAGCATTACCTAGAGTAGTATTACCGTTTACAGTAAGGTCAGCCGTGATGGTAGCTGATTCGTCTACCTGCAGGGTATCTACCTGAGCAGTACCGTCGATATAGATATTGCGCCACTCATCAGTAGCAGACCCAAGATCATGTGTATTATCTACAGAAGGGATCAAGTTTGAGGCAATATCTGCTGTAATAGTAACTGTATCCGTAGCTGCATTGCCTAGGGTAGTATTACCGTTTACAGTAAGATTAGCTGTAATGGTAGCAGACTCATCCACCTGTAGGGTATCAATGGTAGCAGTACCATCAATATAAAGGTCACGCCATTCGTCAGTGGCAGCACCAAGATCGTAGGTATTGTCTACAGAGGGGATCAGGTTTGAGGCTACATCAGCCGTGACAGTGATAGTATCTGTTGCAGCATTACCAATCGTAGTATTACCATTCACAGTGAGGTTAGTAGTAATGGTAGCATTACCAGTGACAGTAAGGTTGGCAGCAATAGTAGCAGACTCATCTACTTGGAGAGTATCTACTTGAGCAATACCATCAATATACAAGTCCTTGAACTCAAGGGTGCTTGTGCCTAGATCAACAGTGTTGTCAGTCTTAGGGCGAATTGTGCCAGTAGTAATAACAACATCCTGAACTGGGCCAATACCAACAATGGGCGCACCACCACCAACAGTACCATCATGGGTATGGCCTGTGGATACATCCATAGCAGCTTGGATTCCATCAAACTCTAAATCTAGGTCTTCAGCATTGATAATGTTGCCATTGTTAATGTTGTTTGAAGTGTCTTTACGGGTATAACCTGTTGCCATTTTACTGCCTGTCGTTATTAAGATACTCTATGGTGATAGCATCCAGAGAGAAAGGGGGTGATATGCTAGAGAAGTTATACTGAAGACTCACAGTGAACCCAGAACCAATCATTTGAGAAGTAAAGGTATACGTTAGTTTACCTCCATATGTTGCAGTGCCATAGACAGCAGAGCCATACAAGAATGGAGTGTCAGCAGTGTTACTCAGAGAAATTGTTGGTGGTTGTATCACACCGATTTGACTAAAGTTTAATTCTGGGCTAACTGAACCAGAGATAGAGCCTTCTGGATTAACATAGGTAGTTAGTTTGTAAAAGGTCTTTCGTATTCTAGGGTCAGTCAGTGGGATGTGCGGTGTAAAGTATTGAGAGGAGATAGCTGAACCATCAAAACTGTTTCCAGACTCTAGACGATATACATAGCCATCTTTATTAGCAAAGAGTAGTGTCTCAGCGGAGTCTGCAGTAGAATAGATACTATCAGCTACATAAGCAAGAACACCATTTATCTCTGCCCAAGCCATACCCTGTGCTGTCTGGTCTACAAACTGTGTAGCTAGAACACCGATAGCAGTTGATGGAGTTCTGCTTGAGGAATATCCAAAAAGTCTATACTGGTTTTTACCACGAATTACACAAGAAGTAAAGCTAGTATTTGAGTTTACAAGATCATCTACTTCAGATTGGATTGGGCGAGATGCAACTGCAAAACCAAAGTCACCAATCTTATCTGTTGCACTAAGAAGTCTAACACCATCAGGCCCAAGGAAAGCAATGTCACCACCAACTTCTTGGATAGTGTCTGTTCTCACACAACCAATATCAGTAGATATAGGCTGCAACTGAAAGTCAGAGATGGTGTTCCCAACGACCCTGTGTATCTGATCTGTACTAAAGATGATAAGCTGTTCACGGAAAACAATCATACCTGTAACTGTATGGGCTAGGTTGATTGAACCAGCACCACTAGCTGCAGAGAAATCTGTGTCCGAGTATGGTGCAGAGAATGTAAGGTTTGTTCCGTTAGCAAAGAACAGATGATTCTTAAACTGAGTTACGTGACTAGCACCAATGATATCTGAGGGTGCAGTAGTAATTACAGAGAAGGTAGAACCAGAGTATTTAAACGGACGGTTAGCACTATCAACACCTACAACACTGGGCGTACCTGAGAAGTTGTAACGCTCAAACCTCATCTTGGAACTGTCAGGACGGCCAGAGCTACGGAAGGTAATAGCAGCATTATCTGCTGGTGAGGATGCTAGTGCAGGAGAGATAGCAAAAGTTGCACCGCCAGAGGTAACAGTAACTCCACTGGTAATAGCATAGACTTTTTCTACGCCAGCTACAGTAAAGGTATCACCCTGCTGTGGTACTCCAGTCAACCCATCAACTACAAGACTTGAACCAGTCTGGCTCCCACCATTGACAAGCACAGTGCCATAAGCTGGGTTGTTGATCTTGATCCAACCTGTTCCATCAGAAGACCAGAGGTTACTACCACGAGCAACAATGGCTCTCTGCCCAAAGTACACAAGACCTTCAATTAAGTTTGTGTTATTGCTGAAGGTCACTGCTGCTTTATCTGCAGGAGAAGAGGCTAATGAAGTGCCGAGTGTTAGCGTAGCAGTCTTTGCGGCAGTAGTAAAAGTTACAGCAGATACTGTATAGGTTCCAGTTACCCCTGTGATAGTCAGTTTATCACCTACAGCGGGAGTGTCATAAATGTTTGCTATGAGAAGGGTTGTGCCTGTCTGTCCGCTACCCTGCACAAGGGGTTCACCATAGGGTGGGACAAAGGCAGAATCAAATTTTGTATAACCTAGGATACGTTTGTAACCACCCTCAATAGAAGGTTCAAAGTTAATTAAACGTCTGGCTGACCCCGGTGCAGTAATACCTTGTTGAAGCGGGGAGATGTTTGTAACAAGTCCACCCTTAACTTCAATAGGAAAAGTTTCCCATGCTGTTGGCATATTACCCTACCCGCATGTTCATGGAGTCACCCCTGTAGACACGTGTATCTCTAATATACTCATAGCGATTGATATAGAGAGAACGCATATCCTTAATACCCTCATCAAATTTCTGTAGGTGTAGGGTAGCATCCTGAGTATTACCACGGAAAGTGTATGCGTAGTACATAGCACCATCTACAATAACAGAACGGAACTGCTCTGGGTAGACAGGAACATCTGTATAAGCATCTAGGCTAACGGTGTTCTTGTAGTATTCATATACCAGTTCATAGGCATAGTTTGGCACAGGATGGATACCATAAAATTGATTAGGCGCTCTAAAGACTCTCTTAGGTAGGCTTCTGATAGAGGTATTTGTGGTGTTATATTCATCATCTAGATAGTTCTCTAGATATTCCTCGTAAGCAATGATCTTTAGTTTCTGCGTAGTATTATTAAAAGTAGCATTACGTTTGATACGGAAGGAATCAAAGTCTAAGGTCTTTGCATCATTAGGGTAAGCATAACGAACTGTACCTGCAGTTAGAGTTTGCTCTTTTACTTCATGGTTAAAGGGCCACTCAAACTGGTTCTGTCCAAGGTACTGCAGTGCAGAGTTAACCGAGTCTTTAGCTGACGAATAGAAACCTGTAGCTCCAGCAAAGTTAGCAGAGGTCAACTCAACTTCATTGAGCCTACGATTCACATCATTCACAAGGCCAAGAAAATTATAAGCTGACACGTTGTCTATCCTTAAAAGTTAAAAGAGTACCCCCGTGAAGAGGTACTCTCTGTTATCTTAGGCTAATTAAGCCAGAACGTCACGATCAACTTCTGCAGCGGTTTTACGTGCATCAATGTCCATCAGGATAGCAAAGATACGAACCACACCCGAAGTTGGGGCAGTCGTAGCAGTAGCAATCAGCAGGTCAATCGTATCAGCCGTACCAATCACAACAGGTTGAAAGGCAGCAGCGTTCTGAGCATAAGCGCCAGCAGCAGCAGCATCAAGGTCGAAGCCATCAATAAAGTTATCAGGCTCAGTCGTGGTGACACCAAGGTCAACAGTCGTATCGCTCGACTCGCCACCAGCAACGGTAATAACTTCCAGACCAGCGTTCAAGATGATAGTGTTAGCAGGTACCGAGATTGCTTCGATTACGTCAGCAGCAGCCAGAGCCGAGCCTTTTGCAGTTGCAGCAGCAGCGAAGTCAATCAGGACTTCTTTGAAGTAGGGCATACGCCCAGCGGTGAAACCATCAACCGTTCCGCCCGCAAGAGTAGTAACAGTAGCCATTTAAATTCCCTTTCCTAGGTTTATGGCAGAGTTAAGAGGTACCCCCGAAGGAGTACCCCACAGTAACTTAGCATTAAGCTAGGTTGTACTTTGCAGTGGTGATTGCTTCTGGACGTAGAATCTTACGACCATACAAGTGCATACCACGGATGATATCCGCGAACGAGTCTGGGTCACGGTAGGTTTCGGTCTTGTTGATCTGCTCAGCGGTAGCAACAGCCGAGTCATGACCAGCAACGATCACACCGTAGTTTGCGTTCTGGTTAGCAGTACCAGCAGTACCAGCACCCGTACCAACCGAAGGCAGGTTGTTCGAGACGTACACACGGAAGCCGTTCCAGTTCGTCAGAACCAGACCATTACGCAGTGCGCCCGAATCACCGAAGTCAGCATTCAGGAAGCGCGAGTCTTCGTCCATCAGGATTTCCATCATGATGGAGTCGATAACCAACCAACGGCCAGCCTTGTCAACGTTCTGTTGATCCAGCAGACGGCCCATACGGTTGATCAGCATGACAGGCG